TACCATTACCTGCTGCAATTGCCGCAGTTCTAGGTGCTAATATAGGAACGACTGGAACTATCTGGTTGGCAGGTCTGCTTGTCTCGGATGGTATGCCGAAGGGCGATACTTTACGAATAGCAATGGCACATACTGGTGTCAATCTGTTGATGGCAATGGCACTCCTACCATTCGTCGGGCGAATCGCTCAGTTCTTAGGACGATTTTAAGATCTCTACAATGCCAAGAAAAGCGACCTTCGGGTCGCTTTTTTTCTTTTGAAAACATTATAAATAGGGTAATATAATATAAATGAACCAGAAAAAGGCAAAAAAATGAAATCCCTAGTTTCTTTTATTTCTGAAGGAAGTTTAGAATTACCAGAAATCAATAAGTATGATTGGAGAATCAAACTCTTTATGCAAAAGTACAGCAATGGTGATCCATTTGAACTGACCGATGGTTCTTTTGGGATGATTGCTAAAAATGCAGAACTTGAGGCAGTGATCAAAGCAGGTAAGCAACCTCGTGGATTTACATTTAAATTGACAGATGGTAGAGAGATTGGGTTTAAAAATTTACAAAAGACAAAAGAGTTTGGTGGAGGAACTTCGGGTTCTGGTGCTGGTGCTGAACAAACTGCTGCACAAGAATCAGCACAGTGTTTATATGCTCAATGCCTTTGGGATAATCCGAATACATTATGGTCTGAAAATGAATTAAAAGCAGCATACACTAAAATTGACGTAGATACACCGTTTGATGATATTATGAACCTCCCAGAAGAATGGAGAGTATCTTCAATTCTTGGGGCAAAAATACTCAAGCGAGGAATAGGTCGTAGAACCTATAAGTGGTATCGTGGCACTGGTATCCAAACTTTCATGGAAGAAAAATTTAAAAAACTCAATAAAGATGCTGGGCGACCATTTAATAATATTAATAAATGGACACCTGCTGATATTTGGGTTGTAGCAACTGACTCAGCAGTATATGATTGGGATAGTTGCGAATCTTTGACCGCACTAAATCGGATGCTTCTCGAAGCATATGCTGCTCGTGACGTTATGGGTATTTCACTGAAAAAGATTGTAGGTAGAGCAAAGATTGTTCAGGTTAATTATAAGAAACCATTTACATCTCCAAAATTTACCAATGTTACATTTGGGAAACGGGATTACTGGAAAGCGAAAGACGGATACTTAAACTTCAGGGGTGGCGAGATTCAGTTCAGAACCTTCCCGACCTTTCAGGCAGAAATCGTTGGTGGTAAAGCGAAACATGGTAAAGTCTCTGGTGGTGCTGGAAGTGCCTCTTTGATGGGTAAGATGATGATCGAAGCAGGTGCTACTTCTATTGAAGATCAGAAAACTTTGGTAGCAATGTTCCGTAGAGATAGAGATAAGTTTATGGCGAAGTGGTATGAAGCATATAATAAGTCACCAAATACAGCAATGAAATACGACGAGTTCCTAAAAGCAGCAGAAGGTAAAGATGATAATTGGTGTGTTTCAAAATATCTTGTTACAACACTTTTCAACAATATTAAAGGTAAAGAACAAGCATTCTTAACAATGATGTTTAGGTATGCTTCCTCTGCTTCACCAGATTCAGCAGTTCACTTAAAGGTAAAATAATGCCAGTTAATCAGTACATAGACAATGACGCAATCAATATCGCCTCTGGTCGCGCAGTAAATCACAGGCATATCCATAAATTTGGATATAATCCTGATGCTGGTGTTAATTATGAAGATATTTGGGCACAGGGTGGTCAGATTACTTTTGCTACAGCAGGTCATGTTGCTACAATCGCTAGTAATTTAGCAAATGCTGGTTCTGAAATCACCATTCAAGGACTTGACATAGATTATAATGAAATTGAAGAAGTATTATTAATTGATGGTTCGGGTAATGCCACTGGGACAAAAGAGTTTCTTAGAATCAACCGTGCCTTCGTTTCAAACAGTGTTGCTACTGAAGCAGTCATGCGTATACAACTCAATAGCGTGAATACTGCACGAATTGAAGTTGCCCATCAACAAACCATGCAAAACATTTATACAGTTCCGAGAGGTCATACTGCATATCTGACCCAAATAAGTATCGGGATTCAATCGAAAGATAAAGACGGTGAATTTAGAGTTTATGTAAGAGAATATGGTGGTGTCTTTAGAACAAGAGACTACTTGACTATGCAAACTAATTTCATAGAAAAACACTATCCCATCCCATTAAAGTTCCCTGAAAAGACCGACATAAAGTTACAATCTAAACTTACTGGTTCTGATGCTGGTGTTTCAGGAACTTTTGACTTAATATTGGTAAAAGGCAGATGAGAAATTTTAACGAATTCATAACAGAACAAAAAAATACCCATATGACCCATATCGAAGATAAAGTCTTATATGGGGGTGTAAATGGAACTAGAGAAGCGATCAATGCACTAAGGTCATTGCGCGATATGCTTGGAGGAGTAAAAGATGGCAATGTATCTGTTAAGTGGGACGGTGCTCCTGCTATCTTTGCTGGGACTGATCCTCGGGATGGCAGATTCTTCGTGGCGAAAAAAGGGATCTTTGCGAAGTCTCCCAAAATATACAAGACTGATGATGATATCGATGCTGACACTGATGGCGATCTCAATGCTAAACTTAAACTTGCTCTTGAACATCTATCAGGTTTAGGGATAAAGGGGGTTATTCAAGGTGATTTTCTATTTTCTAAGTCAGATGTTAAAACTGAAAAGATTAAGGGAAAGTCATACGTCACTTTCCACCCAAATACGATCCTATATGCAGTCCCGTCAGATCAGGAAATGGCCAAGACGATCAAAGCAGCAGAAATCGGGATTGTATGGCACACGACGTATAAAGGCACGTCATTTGAATCTATGAAAGCATCTTATGGTGTCGATATGAGTATGTTTAGGAAATCTTCTAAGGTTTGGAACCAAGATGCTATGCTTCGTGATTTAACTAACGTGACTATGTCAAAAACGGAAACTGATGCTGTTAATGTTCATTTATCAAATGCAGGTAAAATCTTTAATAGAATTAGTGGTACAACCTTAAGAGAACTTGAAGCAAACCAAACTCTTGCTCAGCATATTGAACAATACAATAATACATTTGTGAGGCAAGGCACTGTAATTGGTAATACAAGGTCTCATACAAATGGTCTCGTTCGTTGGATTAAAAAGAAATATCAAAAAGAAATAGATGCTCGTAAATCGGAAAAAGGCAAGGCAACTCAACAAAGTAAATTAGATGACCTGCTTTCTTTCTTTTCAGCAGGAAATAAACGATCTCTTGTTCAGATGTTTGAACTTCAAAAAGAGATTGTGATGGCCAAACTAAAACTTATAAATAGTCTTAATAAATTATCAAAAGTCGACACATTCCTCAAAACCAGTCAAGGTTACAAAGTTACAGGTGAGGAAGGTTATGTCGCTATTGATAAACTTGGTGGTGATGCAGTGAAAATTGTTGACCGTATGGAATTCTCATATGCCAACTTTTCACCGGATATATTAAAGGGATGGGATAAACCAGGAAGGAAGTAAGAATGACGAAACCATTGTCATTTAAACAATTCTCCATAGACGAAGCTCTGACCACGCAACAACGTATCCAACGTGGTCGAATTATGAAGAAGATCAAGCATAAAATTGCTCTTGGTCGTAAAAAAGCAGCACGTCGAATGGCTTCTAAAGAAACTCTTGAAAAAAGAGCACTCCGCCAATCTCGTATAAAATTATTCAAGAAGCTTACGAAGGGCATGGATAAAAGTGAAATTTCTTTTTCACGTCGGGCAGAACTAGAGAAACGTCTAGGAACTCCGTCAATGAAAAGAAAGATTGCTACTATGGCAAAACGTATGTTCAAAGATGTAAAGAAACAAGAAGTCGAACGTAAACGTGGTGGAAACAAGAGTGGCGATTAACTCATTTAAGAATTACCTAGTCGAAGAAGAAAGAACAGTTTATTTTACTTTTGGTAGAATGAACCCTCCGACAATTGGTCATGAAAAATTACTAGATAAACTTTCTCAGTCTGCTGGGAAAAACCCATACAAGGTTTATCTTTCACAAAGTCAAGATTCAGAAAAGAATCCTTTAGCATATAAAGATAAAGTAAAGATTGCTCGTAAGATGTTCCCTAGACATGCGAGGCAAATTATGCTCGATCCGTCTGTCAGGAATGTCTTTGATATAGCAAAGAAGTTATACGACGAGGGGTATAAAAATGTTGCTATGGTTGTTGGCTCTGACCGTATTCGTGAGTTTGATGTTTTATTAAAGAAATATAACGGCAAAAAAGCAAAACACGGTTTCTATAATTTTCAAAAAATAACAGTAATATCTGCTGGTGAACGTGATCCAGATGCTGATGGTGCAGAAGGTATGAGCGCAAGTAAGATGCGTTCTGCGGCGAGTTCTGATGATTTTGCTCAGTTCTCTCAAGGATTGCCAAAAGCAGTAAAGAATGCTGATGCTAAAAAAATCTATAATTCAGTTCGTTCAGGCATGGGTCTTAGCGAACGAAAGCAATTCAAAAATCATGTACAACTAGAACCGATCTCTGAAATCAGAGAATCTTATATGGATGGTAAATTATTTGATATCGGTGACGAAGTTGTGATTAAAGGTCAAGGGATAGTTGCTGAAATTAAACATCTTGGTGCTAACTATGTTATTGTAGAATCAAAGGGTGAGGTTTATAGGAAATGGTTAACGGATGTCGAAAAAGTTAATCCTAATGATGAAATAGAATATGAAGTCCACGACTTTTTAAACCTTCAAGAGCGTAGGAATCCAGAAGATCCAGATATCGGCGATAAAGAAGGTTCTCAACCAAAGAAATATTATAGTGGTCTGAAAAAATCTACTAAGAAAACTAGATCATCTCACTTTGATAAACAAAAAGATAAAAGTGATAGTGACCCCTCAGCATATAAACCTGCTCCTGGGGATGCTACTGCAAAAACTAAACCATCAAAGCATACCAAAAAATTTAAAGATATGTTTGGCGAACAGGATCAGGTTGATATGACAAAGAAACGTATAGATCGCCAAAAAGCAGCACTTGATAAACGTCATGATCGTATGATGGATCGTGCTCGTATGAGAGATGTAAAGAAAAAGAATAGGGAAACCTCATGATTAAATTCAATGCTTATGTCGAAGAAAATGCTGACGCAGCACTTAAGAAAAAAGCAGAAAAGTCTGGGATGCCATTAGGTATCTTAAGAAAAGTTTATAATCGTGGAATGGCGGCATGGAAGGGTGGTCATAGACCAGGAACTACTCCACATCAGTGGGGTCTTGCCCGAGTAAACTCATTCGCCACTAAAGGTAAAGGAACTTGGGGTAAAGCAGATGCTGATCTAGCAGCAAAGGTAAGAGGATAATGCCTCTTGGTAAGAACGCAGATGCTGGGGATTATATAAAAGATTTCGAAAAGTCTGATGCACCGCAGTTCAAAGGTAAATCTAAAGAGAAACGTCGGAAGATGGCTATTGCTGCCTACCTCGACTCTAAAGAGAAAAAGGAAAGTAAAATGAAGTCTTTGAGGGATATCAGGGAAGCAGCAAATGCCGCTCAGCAAGCAGCAATTGCTATTGCTAAAAAAGAAAAGGGTGAAAAACCTAAAAACGAAGGCAAGAAGATGGATTCCGCAGCAATGAAACGTGCTATGGATGCTTTCAAAAAGAAGGGTGGCAAAATTAAGAAGGTCGCTCCTGGTAAGGCAGCAGGGTATCATGGTAAAGATGATCCTGGTCAAGATGTACAGGGTATGATGGATCGTGGTGATACAAAGGGAATGCCTCGGAAGAAAAAAGTCCGGAGCATGAGATGAAATCGTTTAAGGGGTTTTATGAAGCAATGAAATTTGAAGTAGATATAGAAGGGTTGCCAAAAGTGTATATGGATGGCAATTCACCGTCTGAAGTAAAAGCGCATCTTCGTAAACTCGTTAAACAACCATCTATGGTTAAGTCTGTAACACGTATGACTTCACATGATGTCAAGAAGGTTTATAGAGATAAAGCACAGGGTAAAGAAGAAGTAGATGAAAATCGCCGAGATCGCCTTCGTGGGAAACTTGCTGCTGTTGGTAAAGATATGGAAAAGACTAACAAAGATCTGAAGAAAACAGTTGGTATTAAGGATAAACCTAAAAAATCATTTAAAGGGAAATATTTCTCATGATTAACTATAGGAAACTCGTTCAAGTCGTTGATAAAAATATGAAGTCTGAGAAACCAGGATATGGTACAGATGCTTCTGTAGAACTAATGAAGAAAATGACTCCTGGGCAAAACGAAGAAAAAGATCCCAACGAATACGATCAAGAAGGTGATATGGCAAAAACTCAGTTGAGAACTGTCGCTGATGCTGCTCAAGAACTTCATGATATGTTAGGTGATGATGATAATTTACCAGAGTGGTGTCAAAATAAAATCACAAAAGCAACAGACTACATAGATTCTGTTAGAGATTATTTAAAATCGGAAAAGAGTGATGATTAAATTTAAAGAGCATTCTGAGAATCAAGATCTTTTGTACCACGCAGAGAATGATATTCCTTTGGGTGAATTATATCGTGTTGGTTCACAATCGTATTATAGAGTGTTCCGTGAAGCAAGAGAACTATACTCCGAAAACAAAGTAGAACTATCTGGATTAAATTTACACTTAATTGAAAATACAGATATCGGTGAGTTCGGAGAGTATGAAGGAAATCCTGTTCCATTGGATTCCCCAATGATTATGGAATCTGAATATCAGGGAAAAGACGTTGAATTGAATAAACCTATGCGTGGTGGTCCGAAAAAGTTTTATGTTTATGTAAAGAATCCGGCAACAGGTAACATCATGAAAGTTACTTGGGGTGATACAAGTGGTCTCAAAGTAAAACTAGATGATCCTGCTGCTCGTAAATCATTTGCTGCTAGGCATAAATGTGACACTCGTAAAGATAAAACAAAAGCATCATACTGGGCATGTAACTTGCCAAGATATGCAAAACAACTGGGATTAAGTGGAGGAGGCAACTTCTTTTGGTAAAACCTTATATTGATCGTTTCGAACTGGATGGATCAAAAATTAGGACATTCTCTTCAGATGTAGATAGCGACGAATTAATTTGGCATAGAGATAAAAAAACCAGAGAAATTACTATTTTATCTGGTGTTGGTTGGAAGTTACAATTAGAAGATAAATTACCAGTGGAATTAGAATTGGGTAAACTTTATGAAATACCTCAGATGGAATATCATAGAGTTATTAAAGGGAAAGATAATTTAACAATAAAGATATGGGAAAATGGCAGCTAAGTTAAATGAAAACACCGAAGTAGCATTGCCGCTACGCAATATCATCAGTATGATTGCTGGCGCATCGCTTGCGACATGGGCATACTTTGGTATCG